TCGTGGTTAGACACGATGTCAGCAACTACAGAACCCGCCAACGAAGACATCTTAACTTTCAACGCAGAGTCGCACATAATAACATCTGGTGAACCACCAGCATTAAAAACACGCTCTACGCAGTTGTTAAGAAAAGCCATCGTCAATACGACATCAACACCAGCAGGGGCCGCTACACTGGTGCCAGTACCAGCATTTACAATGCCTACACCAGCAGCAGAGCCATCAACAAGGTTGGAAGTACCAATAACAGCCGTACCCATCCAAGTCATGCAAGAAGCGGTTGCTCTAGCTACACCAGCACCACCAGCAGCTTTCACTGCCTCACCTGTCAGCATGAGTTCCATATCGCGTTTAATTTCTTTTGCGCGTTTGGCTAGCTGATAGGCTTGCGAAGATTTACGACCCGCCCAATCCACTGCTTCAGCGGTGCCAGAAGTCTGGACTGCTTTTTCACTGATTTGGGTTTGGTTCGTCAACTTGACAGGCTCGACAACAGCTAACGACGTTGGGTCATCACCTTCAAGTTTGCGGTTCGCCGCAGCCGCAGCAAGCTCGTCTTTCTGCCACTCAAATAGAGTATTAGAAGCCGTACCTTTACCACAGCCATTCATGAACGGAGTGTCCATTGGCGAAATGTTATAAATAATATTACTTAGGTCTTCACGGATTTGAACACCACCGAATGTCAACCTAGTATTGCCCGGAACTGCCATAATGCAATCCTCCTATTTTAAAGTTCTACGAAATCCTCAAAGAGACTTACTGAGTCATCTACATGACCTGTCGCTTGAAGACGCTTCATTTGGGCATTACGTTTTGCTTTGGTGGAGTCTTTTTTGGTGCTCCCCGTTCCAGCCCTTACAACCTTTGGTTTGTTTTTTAACTTCTTGGCTTTTATGTCTGTGTTTTGCAACTCATCATATTTTGCCGCCTTTAACAAAACCATCAAAGACCTATGATCGGATAAAGAATTAAGCTCGTCACTTGTGAAACCATTATTTTCCGCATACGATCGTATTTCTGCGGTCATCTGTTTTGCTTTCTCAGGATCGCCCCAATCAGGAACTTTCTCAATTAGCTTTTCTTTTTCACTAATAACTTGCTCTCGGAACGCTTGTTGAGTTTCAGCATTGTTCTGCTCTTTAGCTTGTGAGTACTGAGCATGTTGCTGACGTATTGCTTCCTGCGCGTCCCTGTATTCTTCCCTTCGTGTTACATAAGCGATTGGATCATCTTCCTTTAAAGATTCCCAATCCAATCTTTCGTACTGCTGTAACCCGCTCATGGTCTGTCGGCTTAATACTGCCAAAGCTTCCATGTATTGCTTGCGATTGGTCTGAGTCGCAGCTATCTCCTCACCTATTTGATTCTTTAGCGATTCAATATCTCTGCGTTCTTCTGAAACCTCCTGCGTTTTTCTAGTGTAATCCGACTGGCGACTATAGCCTTTTAAAAGCTCATCAAAAGTTACTTCATGTTCTTTTCCGTCTATACGGACAGAATAAAGCTCCTCTGACTCCTCTTCGTCGGTTTCTTCAGACTCTTCTTCTTCTTCGGACTCATCATCCTCAGAATCTTCATCATCCTCAGACACTTCTTCCAATGATTCGTCCTGAGTTCCCTCTGTAGACTCTTCCTCTTCTGAAGGTCGCTCTTCTTCACTTTCAGTTGGTTCCTCTGCGGAATCTAATAAGCCAAGAATTGCATTATGGGCTGCGTCAATACTTTCTTCAGCAGTTATTGGGCCTTGCGGCACGGACGGGGCATTTTGCGTATCCGCCATTTGTACTTCTCCTTATATATGTGGGTGTTGCTTTTCCATAACCTTAGCCATGTGTCCAGTTTCAACTATGGACGTTATATGTGCCTTGATTCTTTCAAGCAGTCTTGTCGCTAACCAGCAAGATTCCCGCTGGTTTACTTCAGTTGATCCACTTCTAGACCAACTCAATAACAACTCTTTCTCTAATGTGTCAAATGCTTCTACAAATAATTCGTTCTCTAAGAGTCTCTTTGCCTCTTCTTCTCGGTTCATGTGGCTCCTATAGCTACTGCACGTTTTTGTTCGCGCTCAAGTTGAAGTTCAGCCATTTTCAATTCTGCATCCACAGCGTCAGCAGCGGCAACTTGCTGAATCTTTTGTTGTTTAACTTGGATGTCAGCAGCCTTTATCTCAAGCTCTTTCTGCTTTAGCTGCATCTCCATAGCCGCCATCTGCTGCTGAGGATCTGGCCCCTCTTGCTTTGGTGGGATGCTAGATGGATCGGTTAAGAAATCCTCTACATTCTGAAAACCCATATTCTTTACCATAGCCGCACCTATATTGTACATATTCTGAGCGTTGACTATAGGCAAACCACCCTTCATAGCCTCTCCAGCAAAGCTTAGCATTGCTGAAAGGTGTGCTAACTGCTGGTCTTTGTTTCCACCACCTAACGCTACAGACACAGTACAGTCAGCTTTATCTTTCCAAGCGTCAGGGCGAACAGGTATCCATTCATTACGAATCATTATCGTTCTTTCTTTATCTTGATTCTTTAACAGTAATTCATATATTTTACGCATCAACTCTTTAACACCTGTTTCGGCAAAATTTCTAGCAATCAATTCAACCCTACTCTGCGCCGCTGTCATCACTGCATTAACAGCAGTTGCTGTAGTGTGCGATGTCAGAGCGTTTTCGTTTAACCCTTGAGACATTTTAGAAACTCCAGCCCTAGACTCTCTTACACTGTCTAAGTACTCAAGCATCTGGAATGTATACGGCTCCAGTGATGGGGTCGCCAAAGGGGTGATAGCATTGGGAGACTTTACGCGAACCACACCACCGGGCCGTTGTGTTAGCAGGTCATCCAAATTCGCTTGACCCTCAAGAACTGCGTACCGACCAAAGTTCTGGTTATACATGTTATCCATGAGGTTCCGCATCAATGTACTCTTCATTAGCTGAAGATCCATTACCAAGTCAGCTACGGATAACCCAAAAAACTTATGCGGTATTTTTATTGGCGTGATACTTACAAATGGTATAGAGTCTACTTCTGAGTTGTCTAGAACAGTATCACCAACAGTGCAGAATTTACGCAACTCAGCAATTCCGTCACCATTATAATCAACCCTTAAAAAACTTTCATGTAGCCAGTAAACCTGTAGGCTATCATCATCTGTTCCCGCACCCCAGTCATTGCCCCAGTATTTTGCAGACTTGTCAAACTCGTACCTTGACAAACGCTCCATTGAATATTCATCCTCATTAAACCCGCCGCTAGATAAATCTTCTGGCTCAAGTTTTTTTTCCGGATACATCTCTCTAAGATCTGATAACGTCTTAGGGACTCGATGACAAACAAATCTCGCATCCTGTATAGATTTAGCTTCTCTTGAGATTAGGAATTCGTCTGGTGGGACATTCTCAACCTTTACCCTACCATTATAGGCTGTTCTCTTAACTACAATATCATGCGTTCCGTCTTCGAACTCAGTATGCTCTACAACTTCCACATCGTCATTTGAGACTAAGACTTGTAACTCCATATCTTCAAGGTTATGATATTCTTCTCTTGCCTCTTCTTCGTATTCGTTCCACCATACTTTAACAATACCATTCTTCTGCATTAAAGCATCTGTAAACCAAGAGTATAGAACCTCCCAACCATCGTTATCCTTAGCGAAGACATAGTTTACATAGTCAGTTGCCTGCTTTGCCATCGCAACATCCTCTGGCCCAACAGGGCTAAATTTAACCATCTCATCCCCAGAGGCGAATATCCGCATTAGGGATGGTTTTATCCACTCAATAGTGTCTTGAACGGTAGAATCCACATACTGACTGCGACCCTCTACCTCATTGCCAAAAGGCAATGCATAGTAATAGTCCATAGCTGCTTCACGCTGCTTAGATATAGTATCACTATATCCCAGAGAGTCGGTAATTTCTCCGCGTATTCTTGTTACAACGTCTTCTTCGCTAATTTTTTCAGCCATCAAATAATTCCATAATGCTTATACTCTACTTCATTAGTCCAGCTGGGGTCTGCTCCAGCTACGGCATACCTTTTAGATTGGAATGCGTATCTTGTTGCAGACATTAAGTCATCTCTTAGGGGCGTAATCTTACCTTCCTTTCTGTGGTACATTCTAAACTCTTCAAACCAGTCTGACAGAGTTGAAAAGACTTTGAACTTATCTGCCTCCATTGCTTGCAGTATTGCCATAATTCCTTCTTCTATACTATTACCCCCTTTCTTCTCTCCTAACGGGGTGGGGTTTGAAAAGTGTTCTAGGAGCATATTGCAACCTAAGTTCCTGTATTGGTCAGCAAGACCCGGGTTTCCCATACTATCCCTGCGATTGCCGTCATGTGGGTAGGCTATGGGTATAAAACTGGGTCTGCTTTTTATAAATCCTGAATGAGTTGCCGGGGAAGCTTTGGAAGCTCTGTGGCAGTCATAAATGTAAAATGTATCTGTATCGTTGTCTATAGCGCACCAGACTACTGCTGTTGGGTGATCCCAGCCAAAATCTATTGCGGCTATTCTAGGCCAGTGTTCTTCTATAGTTATCGGGTCTATGAATAACTTATCCTCCGCTACTGGGAAAACAAGGCCCGACCCTAGAGATGGTCTTCCGTACCTCCTCATCTCCCGTTCGTGCGGGGAATAACT